GCACTCTTTATTTGTTCTCATTGTTTTTACCCTCAACAACAACACTATTATACACTACCATACTTCCATCTGCTTCCATTACCTCTATGTACCTATACATGCTTCGATAAATGTCTACAAACCTTTTGGGAACACAGATTTTAAAATACTTGTCTTTAACCTTGTATCTTAAATCAACCAACTCTACTGAACCATGACAATCACATGGGTCACATCCACACGCACCACACACTGATAAATCTTTACTCATCAATACCTCCTATGCAAACTTGGACTAACACCACTGGTCCTTAACTGCTTATCTGCTTTCTGACTGATTATCCAATCTGGCAAATATGCGCTCTGCTTTATCTTTACTGAATTTAAACACCAATACGCCAATGCCATTGCCATTGCACTATCACAGTGACTACCTACGTCCTCACCAAACCGTATGATGCCCTTCTCATCTACTGTAATAGACCTTAACTCTGTCATCGTTACATTATCTATCATTCGTATACTTCCTGTCTGTATACCCTTCTTCAAGTTCTCAAACAACAATGGCTTACTTCTACTCGTTGTTAGAAAGTCTTTACCTGTATGTGCATCCTTCCAGAACCTATGAAACCCTTGATACAACAACTCCTGGATAGTTGCCAAACCATAGTTGTTACTCTCTACCAATACCAATGCATTGTTATATGTCACACTCATATCATATATGTAATCTGCCAACTGTATTGGACTTACTGTATTACTTCTATAGATACATACTGTCTGTAATGTCAGTCTACTTATACAGAAGATTACAGCATAATCCCTACCTACACCACCACTAACATCTACACCTACTGCATACGTATCATCTGGATTGGGTGCTTCAAACGTTACCCACTCTACTGGACTTACACTAATAACATCTACATGCTCAAAGTCATCATACGTAAAGTATGTATTGCCACTAATACGATATGCTTCATCCAATGTCATCGGATACTCTCGTACAAACTTCTCCCATCCTAGTTTACTTATCTTCTCTCTTCTCCAACATAACTGACCCAGTGTTAGGTGATACTGCTCCTGTAACTTCAGTTCCTCATCTGTAAGACTTATTGGTATGTCATCCATTGTATACTCTTTATGACTAAACCATGGAAAGAATAGATAGTTCCAATCTGCTTCTCCTATCTGATGTTTATGTACTTCCTTCCACAGTGCATCATTGTAATAGTTAGCAGTACTCTCTATTACCAACTGTCCATCATTTAATGCACTGATAGCAGTAGCCTTTAACTCCTCTGGATTTTCTGCAAAGGCATATTCTGAGATGTGTAGCATAGAACATGTTTGACTACGTAGACCACCAGCTTGCGTTGCTGCTGCTGCTATAATACGTCCTCCACCCTTAAAAGACAACTCTGTTGTATTGTCAGTATCTAATGGTCTTTTCAATGTCTCTGGTAGGTATTGATAAAACCTCTTATGGATATGTAGCAAGTGTTTACTACTCGCAATCTTATAGGATAGTATTATTAATGTTAGTGGTGTTGTTGATGTATAAGCTTTCCAAAACATGTAAGCACATACAACCGTAGAACTACCTATCTGTCTAGGTTTAAGCACCAGTGTATCTCTACCTTCTTCTAATGCATTAATGATGTCTATCTGTTCTGCATTGAGTCTAAGGGGTACTACACGACCCTCTTTTGATACTATGTTGAGTCTACTAATAAACTCAAATGGATCCTGGAATACTGTGTATAGTTGCTTTTGTATATCGTTCATCCTACTCCTTAAAAAGTGTCATGGGCTGGTATGTCCCTCCCTCCCATGACTTCCCTACTAAAGAACTAGGTACAACATTTACAAGGTGTATTGTATAGCAGCCTATAGAAAGCATACAATGAAATACAATAGCATGCAAGGGTATTTTAGAAGGTGCGATAAAAGACCTATGGCGTTCGACCTGATATCTTGTGTAGTTGTTGTGGTCTACATACTGTAACATACACGGGGTGTATGTACGGGCGTATTTGACCCCTTCCAATCTACACCGGCGATATCATAAACTTAAAGCAATAGGGCAAAACTATTCTTTTATCTAGGTTGTTTATAGTTAGCAGCCAACGGACCCCAAACCAAAACGTCCCAACGATTGAGAGTTTCATTGTTTCATTGTTTCGAAACTTAGTATGTTACGGGGTGTTTGGTGAAACATGGCATGTTTCATTGTTTCGGTTTAGAGTGCGTGTTTCGGTGGTTTGGTGAAACACATATTGTTTCATTGTTTCGCATCCTCTAGCCATTTCGAAACAGCCGAAACATCCATTGTGTCGGGTTGTGAGAGTTTCATTTCTACCTCTCTCGTATGCAGTAGACTAACAAACTTATTTAACTCGCTACCTGTGAAAGTTTCGGTCTTTCCTGTGTGCTTTATCTCATGCTGTGCAAGTTGTATAAATGCCCATAGTAAGCCGGTTATACTCTCACTCTTTATACATTTTGCGATCTGATTATGTGGTTTGATTAAGTAGGTATTCTGTCGTTTCGGTTTGTTTCGGTCTTGTGTACTCATTTCGTAGGACTCCTTAAAACATTACTGTGTCAATTGTTTCATAGTTACAAGTACAATATACACAAAAAAACCCCATACCGTAACAGTACAGAGTTTCATGTTTCAATGTTTCAACAATTAATACATTGACATATAAGGTAAACTAATATCCAAAATCTAATACTGTTCATGCCATCCACCTAGCAATCAGACCCAAGATCAAAAATATAGAATACATAGCCGGTATAATCATTATAAAAATAGCGTAATCGATCCAATCGTTGAACATTACACCACCTCTAACAAAGAAATACATTTATCATATGATTGTATAAACTCATCAGATACGGATCTCTTTTTGTTCATGCCTTGAAAACCTCCCACACGTTTAACACCCAACAAAACTATTTTACATTCATCAAACTTTCTTAAATCGTGCTTATCGCCATCTGTAAAACGTGTATCTTTTAACAATTTCTTTTTGTCTTGATAGGACACGACCACAGCAACGCGATCAAATCTAGATAGCCATTTATCCCTTGACAGTTCACTGTATGAATATGTCAGGTGATAAAATGAGGACTGGACTTTATACCGTGTTGGTATCTTGGTATAGTCATAGAAGTGATCTAAGTTTGATATATCATTGACAAGAGCCTTCATATCTATGACATTGTGAAATGGTAGATCGCTAGTCGAGTTTAAACGTATAGCAAGGTCAACACCATCAAAACTATAATTATGGGCTAGTCTGAATAACTGCTGGACTATCTCAGTCAAAAACAATTCAGTGTGATGATACAGGGCTACAGTAAACAAATATTGTTTATTCTGTGATTGTACACTAGCCAAATTACCACTATAAGCAAGACAACCATCCGAACACGCTCCCGACCCTCTACACGTATTCGTACCTTGGACCATGGTAGACGGTGCTAGATATAAGCCATAAGCCTGCACTTCATTGTGAACTTTTTTGAATTTGGTTGACTTCGTAAATATAGATCGGTGTTGTCCTCCTTTGGTGAACATGCAATATTTAAATGTGTGAAAAGGAACATTCCCACGGGTTGACATGTAACGACGAAACGCCGGGATCTTTTCAGTTTTGATATATTTATTGTACATAGTAGTACCTCGTATTTTTGGTTGGTTGGTAGGTTATAGAAAAGTCAAGAAAGATAGGAACATTGCACCCCAAAAAATGAGACTGCATAGAATAAGAATATTTAGTAACGATTCAAACATTTTATAATCCGTGATAGGTAGGTAGGTAGAAAACCATTTATTTGATTTTCATATCTAAATTTAACATATTTTAACTATAGTGTCAAAGCTATAGTGTATCTTTTTTAAAATATAATTCATCTATTACATATCGTTACATTGTTGCAAAAACAGCATACTCACGGACACATACACACACGCACACATACGCGCGCGCACACACGCACACACGCACACATGCAAAACATTGGAGCGAGTTAAACATTGGAGCGAGATGAATGTAATTACATTTATTTTTTTTTAATAGTGTCGGTAGTAGTGGTGGTGTTGGTGTATAGGTAAGATTATTTTTATTTATTTACTTGACGTACTGTGTAGACATGATACTATAAGAGAGTACACAACAACTGTACAAACCTACCAACCAACATACGGAGATTACAATGTATATAGTAATTCAAAAAGGATATGCCATCTTTGGACAGGGGCATACTGCTGCCGGTGCTGTCCTAGACATGAAACAATGGATTGATGCAGACAGCCACATGCAAGATTGGACAGCTTCTGACTTCAACCGAAACTATGAGTCCGCATCTATTGGAGAGTTCGTACTCGTTCTGTCCAATGAATATCTACAACACCTATACCTATAACCAACCAACATACGGAGCAACCATGTCACAACAGACATTCACATACAGGTCATCAATAATGGGCGACTTTGACTTCAACAGTAAAGAGAAATTGATTGAGTTCCTATCTACTGACAGGTATACATCTCGAAACATGCGACAAAACATTCTGTGCGAACACGAGTGCAACCAACCCTTTGTACCATCACCATACTCAATCGAGATTCAATCTATTAAACTGACAAAACATCAAGCCAATCATGCTGTGTTTTTCAATACATATTCTACCTATGCAAACTACACAGTAACCTATACCATCAACCTACTTACGGAGTAAACCAATGAAACCATTAAACATTCTCATTGCATGCGAGGAGTCCGGCGCAGTTCGGGACGCGTTCATAGCACTAGGGCACAATGCAGTATCGTGTGACCTACTACCATCATCATCTGGCAATGACAACCCACACATTATGGGGGATGCACTAACTGAATCGTACAGTGGTAAATACGACATGATGATTGCGTTCCCACCATGCACATTTTTAGCAGTTAGTGGTGCTAGGTGGTTGTACAATGCGGATGGTAGTAGGAATGAAAAAAGATGGGAGAATCAAAGACGAGCATTAGATTTTGTAAAGAGATTGATGGATGCACCTATCCCATACATTGCCATTGAGAATCCAATCGGTTCTATCAGTAGTAATATTAGAAAACCGGAACAGATAATCCAACCCTGGATGTTTGGAGATAAGGCACAAAAAAGCACTTGCTTGTGGTTAACGAGATTACCTTTATTAGAGCCAACAGATGTAGTTGAAAAAGGAGAGTTTATAGAATTTATATCTAAAAAAGGTGTAAAGAAAAGACAGCCTAAATGGTATTTCGACGCCTTGAAAAACACTAAAACATCAGCAGAAAGAAGAACATTAAGAAGCAAAACATTCAAGGGGATTGCATCTGCAATGGCTCAGCAATGGAGCGACTTTCTATCAACAACCAACCTACCAACGGAGTAAAACCAATGACACAATACCTATTCACCATCACAATGCTAGACTTCAGTATTGAACAACACGTAGCCTACTGCGACTGCCCTATAGACTGGGTAGTCAACAACTACCACCACGATGACATGCTAGATTGGACATGGTGTGAACTGGTTGGAGGTGAGCAATGATTCTATTTACAGAAATGTTGACTAGAGCCATTAAAGATTCAAAGCATACACCACATGAGGTTGCAGAACTGTGTGGTGTATCCATCTACACTCTAAGAGCATGGGTAGACGGTATTCAAGTACCCCAACGACAATACGTTATGCGACTGGCTGATACTCTATATCCAACCGCTTGCAATCAAGGATACAACATTATGCTCAACACAATAAGCATGGAACAGGTAGGTGAGCAATGATTAAAATGACATCCAAATCTGGAGCGACTATATGGTTCAATGTAATGAACATATTTAGCATAGCAGAGGATTCCAAAGGCACACTGATACGTACTGCAACAAACCAAACGGTTCAAGTGCGTGAGGATCTAGACACAGTAGTCCAGGCCATAGAGAAACAACTTCTATTCCTAGCCGGAGGTTCAAAATGATTCTCAGATTAACCAGTCCCAATAGACAACTCACTATATGTAGTACAAACTCTATAGAGGGTGCTAAACCAAATATGAAAGGCTGCCAAGTCATCACATCCAACGGTACATTCGATGTTCTAGAGAGTGTGGAGGAGGTCTACAAACTTTGGCACGATTCTTGCACTAATATTACTAATAGTATTAGTACTAATATAGTAGCCGAAAATTTAATTCCTTTAACCAACACCAACACTAATAGTAATAATAGTAATAATAGTGTTGGTGCTGTTGGGGAGGGTAAAGTGCTGCTTCTAAATAATATGCCAATACCAGTAGACACATCCCTCAAGCCACAGTTGTACGACTACTGCAAAACCAATGAACCACTGATTGAACTATTCTCATATTGGGTAGACCTGTTGGAGGACAACGGTGGTGAATACAATCTGGTATCAGCATACGACCTAGGCACGTTAGCGCGTGTGGTTAGAACTGGAGCGATTGACAAGGCAAGAGCAGTAATGGATTGGGTATTCAAGGCAGACCACTATCGAGCCAAATACCTACGTGACAATGGCATGGTAAATCCGGCAGTAATCGTGTCCAGTAAGAAGCTGGATGCCAACTATGCTCTTACACAGGTCAAGACACTGCCAGCACTACCAAAGAGCATCAGACAACGTTCTACGATTCCTACATTCGATGAGAATGGCAACCTAGTTGGAGGTGAGTAATGGCTACACAGAGAGGAATAGACATGGCGATGGATATGTTCATGGCCACATTCAATAAAAAACCAGAGTGGAAGGACAGCATTGCACCAGTATGGAGTCACTCTCTAGACAAGGTCAAAGACAAGGTCCTTTGGGATTCGATGATGCGTGTCTGCACTAGGAAGTGGAAGTACCCACCAACACTCGGTCATGTCATCGAGGAAGTCCAAGCAGTGATCAAAGAAATGGGTGGCAGTGGGCTGGTGCTCAATGACTACAAGTTCTGTGAGAACTGCATTGAGAGAGAGGGTATCATCGAGGTAGCCTATCAATACCTGGTTCGAGAAACGGGTAAACTCAAGGCATACAAAGGCATAGCCCGATGCACCTGTACTGGAGCGAAGTCAAAGTTTCCTGTGATGCAATGTGTAGAGGAGCTGTGTAACAGCAAACATCTGGATGGTAGCATGACTATTGTGGCATGGCATCAGAGCAATGGCTCACAACCGTTTCTAACCATGAAGCAACGTGAACCACACAACCACACCAAGATGCTTCAGCACATGGCAGAGAAGAAAGCAGAGGGTATTCCAAACCCATATGAGAAGTACGTTGAACTCATTACACAGGGAATCCATGTACCACCAGATGCTAAACGTGTAATGAGATTTCCAACAAAACCTGTACAACCAGTTGCACAACCTACGACAACACACTACAATAAT